CGTCAAAAAAAAACACAATGTATATAAGCGCAAAATACAAAAAATGATATAAATTATTTAAAATAAAAAACATTGAATATGAAACAAGATTTATGCTGGGACATACTTGATAAATATTTTACATCAAGAGGATCTGGTGAAACAGTGAATCCATTAGTAAAACATCAAATCGACAGTTATAATAAATTTATAGACCATACATTATCTTGCATCATCAATGGGTTCAATCCTATAAAAATTACAAATACATTAAAAAACGAAATTGGAAACCAATCTCATAAAATATATATAAATATTAAACAACCATCTATAACAAAACCAATATATCATCTTCAAGATGGGACTCAAACAGTTATGACGCCATATATTGCAAGAATGAATAAATTAACATATTCGAGTAATCTATATGTGGATGTAAATGTCCAAATTGAAGTAACAAACGAAGATGGTATAATAGAAAATTATAACAAAACAATAGACGGGGTTTTTATTGGTAAAATTCCAATTATGGTGCGTTCAAAAGCTTGTATTCTTCAGCAAATTCCAGGACTTGGTGAAGAAAATAATAATGAATGTCGTTATGATTACGGAGGATATTTTATCATAAATGGCAGTGAGAAGGTTTTAGTAAGTCAAGATCGAATCAATGAAAATAAAACTCTTGTATTTCAACCGAATAATAATGTAGAAGGACTTTATGCAGAGATTCGATCATCAAGTGAATCTTCATACCTACCTCCTAAGACAACAAATCTTAATATGAGCGGTAAATTGAATCATATTGGGAGAATTATTCGTATGAGTACTTCATTTCTTAAATCAGATGTCCCCGTATTTGCAATGTTTAGGGTACTTGGTATCACAAGTGATAAAGAAATTATTCAACATATTGTATATGATATTGAAAATCCCGATAATAAAAAAATAATTAATGAATTGATGGCATGTTGTGAAGATGCTTGTGATATTCATACAAAAGAATTAGCAGAAGAAGTACTTATCAAAATAATGATGGGAAATAATAAAGTTACGAATCAAGTCGAACTATTGCATACTAATATTGCAAATGATTTCCTACCCCATGTAGGAAAAAGTTATAAACGCAAAGCATTGTATCTTGGATTTATGATCAGAAAGATAATTAGAATTTATCTCGGTTATGATACGTATGATAATAGAGATAGTTATAATCACAAAAGAATTGATACACCTGGTATTTTAATGAGTAATTTATTTCGTCAATGTTATGGTAAAATGACAAAAGAAATTAAAGCTCTTATTGAGAGAGAACTTAATTTATGGAGGGCTAATCCAAATTCTATTGCAACATCTGATATCATAAGTGATGCAAATATTCATAGATATTTCAGACAATCTTTATTAGAATCCTGGATTAAGTATTCACTTTCTACAGGAAATTGGGGAATCAAAAGTATTGGTAGCTTTCAAAATATTAGACAGGGTGTATCACAGGTTCTCAATCGTATGTCATATGCAAGTACTTTATCACATCTACGAAGGATAAATACAGCAATGGAGAAGAATGGTAAACTTGTTCAACCTCGCAAATTAGATAATTCACAGATAGGTATGATATGTCCAGCAGAGACACCAGAAGGAGCATCTGTAGGACTTGTCAAAAATATGGCTCTTAGTACAAATATATCTGTGAATATGGGAACACATCATATTAGAAATATTTTACAAGAAAATAATGTCATAATTTATAATGACAATAACAATTCAATCGATTATTTGAAAAGAATGGGAAGTTCTGATAATGTAATTGTCGTAGTAAATGGAGATATTATAGGATATCACGAGAAACCATGTGAATTATATGAAAAATTGAAACATTTTAAAAGAACAGCATACATATATCCAATGACTTCGATTGTATGGACAATTAAACATAGGACAATTTCTATATCAACAGAAGCTGGAAGAATGTTTAGACCTTTGATGATAGTAGATTATAATGAAAAAACACAAAAAAGAGAACTTAGAATTACCAAAATCCTAAAAGATAAAAATATGACATGGGATGAATTTATAAAAGATAAAACATTTGATGATTTCATTGCTTCGAATACGGAAGAAGGATTTATTGAATACCTTGATTGTGATGAAATAGACCATTCAATGATTGCAATGAATTCTATTGAATTACAAAAAGGTATGAAAGGTATTTCATATCCACCATGTTATACACATTGTGAAATTCATCCAAGTCTTATGAATGGTATTTTAGGAGTCAATGTACCATTCAGTGATCATAATCAGTCACCAAGAAATTGTTATCAATGTATTAATGAAAACGAAAATGTATTAATGAGCAATGGAACAAAAAAGAAAATAAAAAATGTAAGTGTTGGCGACGAGGTCATATGTTTTGACTTGAAAACAAAACAAAATGTTCATACAAGAGTGATTAACCATTATAATCGTCTCACGTCCAAAATCGTATTTAACATTAATATATCAAGTGGAAAAAATATTACAGCAACACATGACCATAAATTTATGACAAATTTAGGATGGAAAACATGTATCGAATTTAACAAATATACTCTTATTGGAATTCATTTTACATCAGATAACTCATGTGAAGATAATACAAATGATACAAATACTTGTATATTAGACAACGTGATGAATTCGTCGTTTTATAGAGATATAGGTCTTATACCACTTTGTAGTGACAATTATAAAATTTCTATAATAGCTCGTATAATAGGTTACTATATGAAAAAAAAGAGTTTTATAGACGATTATGATAAACAAACATTCGAAAAAGATGTTAAATATATAGGATTTCAATATGGGATGGATGATACAAAATTTATGGTATTTGCGAATGAACTTATTAAAGATATTAATTGGATTTATAAATGTTCAGATAATACGCAAAAAGAGTTCTTATCTGGTTATTTATCAACAATTGAAAATATTGAAGATACTATTGACGATAACAATATTACTGGACTAATGAGTAAATTTAATATCCAACCTAAAATGTCAGAAGAGTTTTATGATAAGATCAAAATCAAATACAATAACAAATTGATGAGTAAAATTGCAATTTATGCAGAATACTTGAAACATAAAACATTCTGTAATACAGTTAATATAAATTATATTAGAAAGGTATATACAGAAAAACAATGGAATGACGTTGTCTATACTGAAGGTGATATCATATTTATCCCATTCAATATGATCAAAAAAGTTTCAAATTACAAAATATCAGATATTACAGTAGAAAGTGAAAATCACAGCTTCATAGGTGGTAATGGATTTGCTATTAGTAATTGTGCAATGGGAAAACAGGCACTTGGTATTTATACCAGTAACTTTAATAAAAGGATTGATACCATGGGAAACATTTTGAATTATGCACAAAAACCAATAGTGAATACTAAACTATCTAAATATACTCACAGTAATTCATTACCTTCTGGAACAAATGCAATTGTTGCAATTATGACACACACAGGGTTTAATCAAGAGGATAGTGTTATTATTAATCAATCAGCACTTGATAGAGGATTGTTTACAAGCACATATTATAAATCTTTCAAAGATCAATGTAGTAAAAATCATAGCACAGGAGAGGAAGAAATATTTGCAAATCCTATAAAAATGAAAACAGAAATAACAAAATCAAATTCATATGAAAAAATAAATGATGAAGGATTTATTCCAAAGAATACGTATATCGATAGTAAAGATGTTGTTATCGGAAAAGTAATTCCTAAAAAACTGAACGGAAATATTATTTATCAAGATAACAGTATCTGTATGAAACCAAATGACGAAGGGTATGTAGATATGAATTATATCGGTGTTAATAGCGAAGGATATAAATTCTGTAATATGAGGTTAAGAAAAAATAGAAAACCCGAAATTGGAGATAAATTGGCATCCAGATCGGCTCAAAAAGGATGTGTTGGTATGATTTATAGACATCAAGATATGCCTTTTACAAAAGATGGAATAGTACCAGATATTATTATGAATCCTCATGCGATACCATCAAGAATGACAATGGCACAATTAATGGAATGTATTATGGGTAAGGCATCTTGTCATATCGGTGCTTGCGGTGATTCTACACCATTTACAGATTGTTCTGTAGAGTCAATTGCAAAAGTGTTAGAGTTATCTGGTATGGAAAGATATGGAAATGAGATAATGTATAATGGAAGAACAGGAGAACAAATCAAAACTGAAATATTTATTGGACCAACGTATTATCAAAGACTTAAACATATGGTTATTGATAAAATACATGCAAGAGGATCAAATGGACCTATTGTTATGTTAACCAGACAACCATCGGAAGGAAGAGCTCGCAATGGGGGATTGAGATTGGGCGAAATGGAAAGGGATTGTCTTATAGGACATGGTATCAGTAAATTTTTGAAAGAAAAAATGTTAGATACATCAGATAACTATAGAGTATTTGTTTGTAAGAATTGTGGTATGACAGCTAATGCAAATCCATTAAAAAATGTATTTAAATGCAATTATTGTAAAACATCTACTGATATAATTCAAATCAGGATTCCTTATGCATTTAAATTATTATCACAGGAATTGCAAACCATGAATATCAAACTTGGATTTAATTGTGAATAGATTTGTTATAAATTACTTATAACGTTATTATATTTTTCAGTGTCTTTTTTTAGTTCTTTCCATTCTTGAAGAATTTGATTATAAATTTCCTTTGCAGTCATATTATTGTTTTTTTTAATTTTGATTTCTTCCTTGCGTTTGGACATAAATTTGATATAATTATTAACTTTCTTTTCTTGTTTTTCTTCTTGAATAGGAATAGGTACTTTTGTTTCAATTTCAATCGGTTCTTCGTGAACAATTTTATCTATTTTTTTCTCATGACGCACCCAAACTTTGCGATTATTTTTATATTTTACAATCCAATCAACATTATCACAACCAATCATTATTGTATTTAATTCATAACCTTCGGCGGATAATCCTTTACCAAGAGGAGATATTTCTCTTCCAGTGTATGTCATATTTGTAACATTAATACATTGATGTTTAATCATTTTGATTGATTTGAAAAATCAAATAACATTCATTTTTTAAATATTTTACTTATTTACAAAAAAATGAATGTTTATTTTAACATTATATTATTAACATTGTATATAAAAATTGTATTATGTTTCAGAAATCATTAGATGATATATTCGACATTATTTTAGAAAAATATGGATATAGTGACGAATTGATACAAATGAAGGAGACACTATTACACGATTATCTATCAGAAAGTTGTAACAATAACGTCTATGAAAAAATAAGACATATTGATATTTTAGTAAATTCTGAAGGTAATATCTCAATAAATAAAAAAATTGCTAACAAATAAATATGGTAGAAAATAATCAAAAAAAAAATATCAACAAAGATGTGTCGAGAGAACCAATCGGTGTATCAATCTGGAATCTTATCATAAATTTTCTTAAAGAACATATTTTTGGCAGTTTTGCAGATATAGTGATCAAAGCTGTAATTGTTCTTTATTGGACGTGTATAGTAATAATATTACCTCTATATATTTTTTCAGAATTAATAGGTCTTATTCTTTCCACACAATATGGAAATATTGATGCGGACAAAATGAGCTATTCTTTCTTATATAAATTTTGGGTCAGTACACATGATTTAAGATTGGTGCTAATCTTAATTTCATTATTTTATATTTTTAATTGTTCTATCGTATTTTTCATATATTGGGTCATATATATAATATTTGGAAGTTTGGGATTTTTATTAAATTGGATCCCGAGTGTTTTGGTTCCATTTTATGATACTATTGGAAATCAGGGTATATACGACTTATTCAATACTTTATTTTCAAATGAAGATATTGGTGTAAAATTTGATGAAATATGGAAGTTTTCTCCATTTAGTTCAGATAAAATATCAAAAACAACAGGTGGTGAACAATTTGTAACTACAATAAGAGATAACGTATCTGGGTTTTACAATACAGTAAATCAATTTATTAAACTGAAAGATATAGCAACAACAGGTATTCAAAATACTATAGATAATACTGAAGTAAATTACGTAGATGAAAAACAAGTGTCACAATCTTCAAAAACTTCATTTGAATCATATGAATATGATAAGAAATTCAAATCAACATTGGATCAATATATATCAATGTTATTAAATGTTCTTGATGTATTCGCAGAACTTTCTGACGAATTTCAAACCATTGTTGAAGAAAAGACTGAAGAAGTATCTGAAACAGCTGAAATAAAGGTTGAAGAGAATACTTAAAACAGAATACAAAAAAATATACCAATATATTAAAAGAGAATGTCATCAAATATTTTTTTACACAAAATTGTTGACACATTCAATACAAAATACACTTATAGTGAAATTTCATTGAACTTGATATTTTTGGTTATAGTTATTACCCTTTTTATGATTTTATATTGGGATAGTATTAATCAAAAAGTAAATAGACTTTCAAGATGCAAAAGACAAATGAATATATATAATAATACAGAAGATTCATTTATAATTGAAGCTTCTTCAAAATCTAAGGAAAGATTATTTGATATCACTTATGATATAAATCAGAAAAACACAAATGTTGAATGTAAATGCGAATCTGGAAATTTTGTTAATGAATTCAATAATATAAGTGTTAGAGACTTAAAAAAGAACAAAAATGTGAAGGTAAATAAAACTTGCACATGTGATAAATATTATAATACAGGAATGCAGAGTGAAAATGTAATTTATAGTGGAGAACCTGGAATATTAAGATACATGAAAACTGATAATAGTGACTTTTTTGATAATCTTGTTTATGCGACTTACAATAATTAAAAAACCTGATTAAGAATAGTCACAAGCTCATTTATTTTTTCAGGGTTCTTGATTTTAGGATATTTTATAATAAATTCAATAAACATATTTCCATAAGATGATGAATTTATTACAGGCATACCTTTATTCGGTATCATATATTGTTTTCCAGGATATACAACTCCCATTGTTCTTGTATTCAATCTTATTTTTTCTTGGTTGAAAAAAGGTATTTCAATATCTTTTCCAATAATTGAGTCAATAAATGACAATTCCATTTTATGATAAAGATCATTTCCTTGTCTTTTGAAAAGACTATTTTCAGCTACTTGAATATTAAATACGAGGTTTCCAGCTTTTTCCTTTTTATTACGTGGTTGTTCTCCCATTTCTTTGAAAGATGTTTTATGTCCAGTTGATATACCTTTTGACAAATTTAATTTCGCATTTATTTCACTTGTATATTTTGACTTTCCTTTACATGTAACACAAGATTGATTTGTCACTATATTATAACCCTTATTACATCTGTCGCATTCTCCTTGAAATACTTGTGTAAAAACACCCATTGTTTTCATATGTTTAACAACCCCAGTACCATTACAATTTGAGCATGTTTTCAAACAATCATGGCAATATTTTGTGATAGTGATATTCAAGGTTTTATTTATTCCATTATAGGCATCTTCTAAACTTATATTATACTGTCTATTCACATCATTACACCTTTTTTCTCTTTCTTCGTCAAAATCAAATCCAAATGGATGACCTGATCTACCAAAACCCCTTCTTGAACTAAAAAATTGTTCAAAAATATCTGAGTGATTTGATGAACCTTCATTCTGTTCTTCACCATTTCGATCATATGATCTTTTTTTGTCATTATTTGACAATGTATCATAAGCATGTGAAATTTTTTTGAATTTTTGTTCAGCATCCGAATTACCTTTGTTTTTATCAGGATGATATTTCATAGCCATTTTTTTATAAGCTGTTTTTATTTCATCAATACTAATATTTTGACGATTTGAAGGATTTAATCCAAGTGTCTCATATAACTCAAAAGCCATTGTTATATAATTAAATCTATTTTTATCTTATATATATTTTAAACTATATTACACAAACAAAAGATTTTCTATTTTAATTGTAAATACCATTTAAATATAATCTATAAATTTGTGATTGAAATTTTGTAAATATTGGATCTTTATTTATTCTTTGACTTAAAGCTTTTTTTTCTTCGATTTTGTTTAAATATTGGTATGCATTCAAAATATCTTTAAACTTCTTTTCTGCATCTGGATCATTGGTATTTTTATCAGGATGATATTTTAAAGCCATTCTTTTAAAAGCTTTTTTATTTCGTTTGCATTTTGATCGTTTGGATGATTTAATCCAAGAGTTTTATATAATTCAACAACCATTTGTTTTATCTATTTATATTAATGTAAAAAATTATTTAAGAAGAATTTGAATTTATTTTATGAAACATGATAGGAAAGATTATCATTATAGTTGCAACTATTTTCAATATTTCAATATATTCTAATGCATATTCAAACATGCCTATTAAAATGTCATTACAGAATGATATAAAAAATAGATCAGGAAAAAGATCTGTAATAGTTGATGAAATTGTAACAAATTCTAAATATTGTACGAAAAAATCAATATCAATTGATACAATGATATTAAATATTTATCAGGTCAATAAGGTTTTTTTCAATAGTCAATCTTCAATATTTTCATTTTCATTGAAAAATAAATTAGATAATATGTATTACATAAATGAACATGGTAATTCTGAAAAATTAACAAATAATACTATTATTTATCCAAATATTTTGAAAAACATTTTTGTTTATGAACTTGATGTTGATAGGGATATTGACTGTATTGTATATAAACAATAATCATAATTTTTCGAAAAAGTTTATAATTCTTTTTGATTTGTGTTTATATTTCGATATGAATATGTTGTCTTTTCTCTGTAACTCTGTTACAATTTTATTATGATATTTTTCTTTTTTACAAGGCGGATATTGGAAATACCAATCAATTAAATTTTCTTTATCAATGATTTTTGTTAAATTGTAATTATATTCATATGACATATATAATAAACATCTTGATATAATTCCTCTTGATGATTTATTTGGAATAAATAGACCATTTTTATGATTGACATAATTTTCATAAGGAATTTGTTTACAATTATTATCTATTTCATTTTCATTCACAAATTTATAATTTGATCTTTGAATGTTGATTTTATTCAATGTTCTAATAATATTATGCATATCATTATAATGACATTTTTGTAAAAAACATTTTGGAAGAATATGTTCCATCGAATGTAAGTTGCTATATTTTTCATTATCTTTTTCATAATAATATATGGATGGTGTATTGGGGTTCAGAACTATTGTTTGTTTTAGAAAACCACTATATGTTAAAGTTTTTGTTGCAAAACTTGCAAGTATTTGAATAAATAAAATTGCTGAAAAAATAAACTTCATAAGTAAAACTTATATTATACATATCAGTTTTTAGAAAAATTGATTAAATAAATGAATACAATAATAATAATGACGAATGATTGCAATGATGTATATTACAATACATTTATTATATATTTTATTTTGATTATAATGATAATTGTATATTATAATCTTAAACAATACAGAATGTTGAAAAACTTGAAATGTCTTAAAAATGATTTCGATAAAGTTCTATTTGAAATAAAAAGAATAAAAAATTATGAATCAAATAATTTATATTTTTAGATTAATTTATCAAAAATCTATTTGCATTTTCATGAGCTTTTTGTATACTGTTATCATTTAATTTAACTCTTTCTAATCTTTCAAGTTCTTGTTGTTCTTCTTTCATTTTCTTTTTTTCTATTTTTCTATTTTCTTTATTGTTTAATTTTGTATTTGTTTTCTTTTCTCGATATCGTTGATAGTCTTTAATAGAATTAAACTCTTTAAATTTACTATTTGGATCGACCAATCTTTCACCATTATGTGCTTTCATATAATCTGTATATATGAGATTTTTACTTTCAGATTCGCCTGTATAATCATCTGTTTTTGCTGCACCAATTTCTGTAAACTGTAATTTTTTGGCCATAAGAAGTGGTGCTGGTTCAACATATTTTGTAAGTTTTCCCTTGATAGTGTTTTTTTTATTGAACATATCATTAAAGCATTGGTTATTTATTTCTTTCTTATCGAAAACATTATCAATATTTATATCTTCACGAGTTTTACTTGATTTATCCATGATATCCCCATATCCACTTTCTATATTTTCGTCATAAAACTTGAATTTGTCAAAAGCTTTATTAAATTTATTGATAAAAGGTTCGGTTGTATCAAATGAATGTTCGAATGCTCTATTTTGGTTATGAAAATTTACGGAATCGTTTTTCAATTCATTATGAGTTTTATTAGATTCTCTTGACTTATATTCCAGTGCTAATTTTTCAAATCTATCTGTGACAAAATCAAATAATTCTTTATTTCCACCGGGTTTATCTGGGTGAGTTTTCAAAGCAGCTGATTTATATGCATTTTTTAATTGTTCCCATGTAAAGTGTTTTGAAATACCGAACATTTCATATGAATCTATATTTTCCAAATCAACTGATTTAATAGATGTATTTCCCATTATTATTAAAGAATAGCATAATTTGAAGAAAAAAAACGAATAAAAGATTTATTTACATCATTTTATGTTGCACCATGTGTTTTAAAATTTTTGACACAAGGGATGCTTTTTTAATATTAACATTTTTCCCGTCTTTCTTTTTAGTTACGGTGAGTTTAAGTTTTTTGGCTTTTTGTCTTAATTGTTCGCATGTCATATTATTTAACTTTTCTCTTTTTTTAGCAACTTTGCTTGCACCCCCTTCTTGAACATCACCTATCATACCTTCTGTCACTTCTTGAACTGCTTTTTGCAATTCTTCAAACATATCTTTTCCTAATACATGTAAACAAAAAAATTAAACTTGATAATAATTTATTCTTGGAGTTGACATTTGTTGATATTGTGGTTGTTGTTGATATTGGGTTTGGTATTGTTGTTGATATTGATATTGAGGTTGTTGTTGATATTGATATTGAGGTTGTTGTTGATATTGTGGTTGTTGTTGATATTGATATTGAGGTTGTTGTTGATATTGGGTTTGGTATTGTTGTTGATATTGTGGTTGTTGATGTGTTTTAATAGAAGATGTTTTGACATAATACTGTTGTTGAGGTTGGACAGATGATGTTTTGACATAATATTGTTGTTGGGGTTGTGCAGAAGAGGCTTGAATATGATATTGTTGGGGATACGAAGATGATATATTTTGTTCGTTAATTTGTTTTTCAGGTACGTCTACTTTCAAACTATCAGGGCGTATATTCATAGGGATAAGAGAACTGTTTTCACTTATATCAAAATTAGTGCTTAATGAAGGAATTTGACTATAACCTCCTCTTTTTAATTCGTTACGTACTGAATTAATTAACGAAAATGCATTATATATTTTTTCAGGTTTTTTGGATAAAACCTTTAAGATAGTTGCAGATAATGCACCTACTGATTTATTATCGTTGAGTAAATTGAAAGCATCAGCTGATGTTTGCTCATCCATACATCCAGATATAAGCATTGTATTTGACTTTATAGAATTATTCTTATTATCTATAGAACATTGTTTGTCTGAACCCCATGTATATTTGAGATCTAACATTGTACCACTGTGGCAAGAATCACATATGAACAATATTTTTGTTTTTGGATTAAAAGAACAAATTGTTTTATGAATTATATCATCAATAATGATACCTTTCTTTTCGTAATCAGAAGGTACTAAACCTTCATCCATACCATCTTTTTCGTCACCCGAAATATCTTTTTGTTGACTTCCGTGACCACTGAAATGTATCCAAACAAAATCAAGATCGTTTTTATAAGATTCAATAGCAAGATCATGTAATATTGAAATTATTCCATCATATGATGTTGATTTAATATCAGTATCGTCAGTATATAACTCTATGGGTATATTTAATAAAGAGTGAATATATTTAGCCATATTAAAAACATCGTTTATACAACCTTTAAGTTTACCTTGTTTGCAGTGATTATAATTCAAGCCAAATAGTACTGATTTTCCTTTCATTCTATTAAAAGAAATATAAAAATATTTATAAATTCTAAAATGAGTACATTCCTTCACATATTTTAAAATTTTATAAACTTATTTTATTTTTTAGAAAAAGTATCAAACATGTACTCAAAATCATAATATTCCTTAAGCCCTTAAAATGAGTACATTCCTTAACATATTTTAGAATTTTATAAACTTATTTTATTTTTTAGAAAAAGTATCAAACATGTACTCAAAATCATAATATTCCTTAAGACAACATAGATTTCATTAATCTTATTTCTTTTTCTTGGGTTTCAATAATTTCTTCTGCTAATTTCTTCAATTTTGAATTATTTGTTTTTGTATATATTTTATGAGATGTTGTTAATGCTGTAGAGTGATGACTTATCATTCTTCTTAACCATTGTTCATCATCTATAAATAATTGTTGTCGTAATAAAAAAATTGATATACTTATGGATAAAATAATTCCAATAAAAAATAATGATATATTAAAATGACCCATTGATAAATAATGAACAATTTCATGACCCCATATCATATTTGAAGCCATTAATAAACCACCATAAAATAGTGTACCTGATATATATAAGTCTGAAAATCTATACGCTAATATATTCATGGGATTGAACAACATACCAATAATCACCATCATAATAAACATAATAATTTGGTTTTTATAAAAACTTGATTTCATTTATATAATAACAAACAAAAAAATTTCCTTAAGTCCCTAAAAAGAGTACATTTCACTAAATATTTTAGAATTTAATAAACTTATAATATTTTTTAGAAAAAGCAACAAACATGTACTCAAAATTCCTTAAGTCCGTATTCTTGGATTTTATACTCAAAATCGTTTACATCGTACAGTCTTTTTTTCGTAATCAATGGTTTTAGGTTGTTCATTTACAATATTATCGTCTATTATAGGTCTCATACTTGTCAAATAATCTAAACCATCTATATGTCGAGGTTTTGAAACCATTTTGATATTGGTATTATTCGCAAAAAACTCTTGCTTGATATCTTGATAAAGATTCATATGTATCTTCTCTATTTTATCAATAATAGCTAACTCTTGTTTATTCCATTTCCGTACAATATCCCTTTTCTTATCATAAATAATCAAGATAAAAGATGCAAATAATATTCCAACTCTATTCGATTTCTTTTTCTTGGAAAATTCATAATTGAAAATAAAAAACATCTTTTCCAAATTATGAGATTGAAAAAGTGCTCTTAGTATAAACCAAATAAACCAAATAATATCATGATCATTTGGATGAATTTTGTTTTCTAACACATATTTCTTTCTTAAAATATAATCAATAGAATCCTTAAGTTGATTAGAAATAATCTCAATACTATCAAAATCAGTCATATTTTGAACCTTTTGTATATTAAAAACGTAACCCGAAACAATTTTTAAAACTAATTCATATGTTTCACTTTTCATACTTGGAAGGATATGTTCATAATTCAATAATCCATGAGATTTCAAATCAAAATTATTTTCAAATATATCAATAATTTTTGGTCGCAAATCTTTAATATTTATAGTTCCCGTTTTTATACAAGGGTTTCTGATATTGATATCGCATAATATACAAAGTTTACAAATTAATAGATATACCTTTTGTATAATTATTTGATCATCATCAAGAAAAAAACATAAATCGTTTATAATATCTGATAATAAATATGCATCGTTTAAAGAAATAAACGAACAAATATATGCCAAAATATTGATAAATGTTTCCTGTAATTGAATATAAGAAGATTCCGTATCTTCGAGGATGATATATGTTACAGTATGTAAACTTTTATTTATATCTGCTTTACAAATATAATCATATAATTCATTATTCATTGATATATTTCTTGTTTATATTTATCAATAAAATCTTTATATTTGAATATAATTTTATAATTTTTGACAATTGTCACTTCCGATACATTACAAGCTCCTGAAAACTGTTTTTTAGTAAATCCAATATTTTCAGTAACAGAATAGTAATATAATATACCAGCAGCAACTGATGTAGGAGAATTATCACTAAGAATCTCATTTTTTTCAAGAAATTTCGAAAATTGTTTACATTTATTAATATCTTCCATTTTCATCGATAATTTACTTCCAAACCTTGAAATAAAATCTTCTGGTCCAGATGAAGATACATTTATTTTTAGTAACGTTTGAAATCTGGAATTTCCACGATTTAAGACAATAGGACTTATATTAAACATAGCCGCAATTTCTTTTGAACTACGAGGAACATTATTCAACATACAAGAGTGGTAAATACAAGATGCTATAAGACCATCTTTATTATCTCCCCTTGATATTTTCTTTTCAGAAGCTTTTTTATATAATACTTTTGCATCATCTATCACTTTTTGCGGTATTCCATTATTTACCGTATTAAGTGTAAGTTTTTCAAATACAGACCATAGAGTTCTTTCATCATATGGCATGGAATTCCATAATTGATACATTCTTATTCTTTTGATATCAATATTATCTCTTCTTGTACCACCAATCATGGAACCAAGTGAAGATTTAGGTAAAAGGGAATTAGTAGGAAGACCACATCTTGATGGATCACCGTCTCTATTATCTTCACTACCATAATATCTCCATTCTGCTGTGTTATCAATAACTCTTCCTAATACAGCACAACATTTTGAACAAATTTGCATAGTATCTTCAACAATTATCTCATTTGAACCACAACTGCATAATCCTTCAATGATTTTGATATTCTGCTCATTTTTGAAATCATTCAAAATTTCCCAACAATTATCAAGATCTAATTCCATTTTTAGTAATAATATATAAAATTTAAATAATCATTTTTTAATTTTATGATAAAAAAAAGTAACTTTATTTTGATTCAAGATTTTCCACTCTTTTCTTCAAATCGTTTACAAGTCCAACAAGTTGATTAATACTAACATTTTCATTTTTTTTATTTTTATATGACTGTCTTTTGTTTAGACGTTCCTCTTTTTTTTGCAGAAATTCTGTGATTTCATCCTCACTTATACATGCATAATTTGCTGCATCAACATGTGTAAAAGATTCATTTTCGATTTTATTCACCGCATTAATAACAAGTCTTGTTTTAATACTTCCTGGTGTTCTTTGAAGAAAAGAAGCTACTTCTTCTACTGTCTTTCCTTCTCTTATCATGCTCAACATCTTATCATCCTCTCCATCGTCCCATCTAAGACCGACACGTGCTGTTTCTTTATTCTCTCTTTGAACTTTGAGCATTTCTTGGAATCTTGTTGGCATCTTTTATTTATGAGTTTTGTTTTTCCCCTTGGTGTATATTATATATATTATCTTTATATCTTTTCAGAAAATTCTTCACAAGATATTATTGTTACACCAAGTTCTCTTGCTTTTTTGATTTTACTCGAAGATTCATTTTTATCTTTCACTACCAAATAATCTATATTCTTTGAAACACTTGTTGCTATCATACCTCCATTTTCCTGCAATTTACTTTCCCATTCTTTGTTTCTAAATCCACTAAATACAATCTTTTTATCTTTCATTTTTCCATCATTTTGATCATCCTTTTTAGAAGTTTGACATTTTATTCCAAGATCTTCATAGAATTCCATGAACTTTGGAAGATTATTAACAAACTGCTCTGCTGATATCATTGCCATCCCTTTAATACTTTTTATTTCATCCACTGTTAGAGATAAAGTCCTTTCCTTATCTATTACAATGAATGGAAATACATCCAATATCATCTTGATCTTTCTTTCACCAAAACCTCTCCCAAATATACTTGATGCCGCAAGTAATTTACGACACTCTACTTCTTTGATGTTTTGTAATTCGTCATATATATTCTTAGCACTTTTGATTTTAAATCCTTCTATTTTCATGATATCTTCTACTGTCATATTAATTATCTTTTTTAAAGTATCATATCCATCATCATAAAATTTAGTTATCACTCCCTCTTTCACACCTTTCACCGAAAGCGTATTCATGAAATATATAAATGATGAAATATCATGTTCCCTATTTTTCTCCTCCCCTTTCAGTACAATATCATATTCCCCATTCCATATATATTCCTCATTTGGCATTTTTGGTTCACCATTTGAAGATTTACTTAATACTGATAAGATATGTGGTATTACATCTCCGCTTCGTATAATTATCAATCGTGATCCAGGTCCAATATTATTATTTGTTATATATTTTGCATTAAAACCAGTTGCCTGTTTAATTTTCACACCAGATAATACAACTTGATTGAACTTAATAAGAGGTTTTAATAATCTGTGTTTCGATATATTCCATTCAACATCAGTTACAATAACTTCGACTGTTTGATTTGTTAATATACTTTTAAAAGCAAATGCATATTTTGGATTTTTACCAGGTGATATTTTATGTACACCATTGTCTTGAACTACTATACCATCAATCTCATATAAAGATGTTTTTCTCCAGTCTTGTAGTATTTCTGATAAAATATTTATATCTAAATTACCTTTTGTAATTAAAATTCTTTTGACAGTTGGAAGTCCCAAATTATCCAATAAATCTAATGATATACTTAATGGTTGACGAGGATGCATCATATCATATGCTATGAACTTGATTCTTTTCATAATATCCCTATTTATTCTTTTACTATGTAAAGCACCTGCTACTACATTTCTTGCATTTGATCCCAAACTTTCATCCCATTCTGATTTTGGTATAATCAATTCACCTCGTATTGCAATAGTATCTTTGATTTGTGATAAGTCAAGATTAAGATGTGATAAAATATGAGATATATCTTGTCCTTCATATCCGTTTCCTCTCGTAAATAACTGTGTACTTTTTCCATTAATATATAATAAACATGAAATTCCATCCAATTTTTCAGATATAATATAATCATTAGTATATTTTTTCGTCCATTTTATAATTTCATTCTCATCGTCCTTTATTTTATCTAATGATCCCAAATAAAATGGAAGCGTTTTTTTATTAATATGAATATCAGCACCTATTTTTTTTAAATATGAATTATTAGGATCTTTTTCTCTCAAATAATTCTTTATAATATCATACATATCATCGTCAAATAATGTTTCATCCGTATTGAAAAACGATGTATCCGCTGTTTCGAGAATCTTTACTATTTCTTTTATTGATAAAGAATTTAATGTTTGTATTGGATCTTTTCGCAAATCTTGATACATCGATGACTTCATTTTAATATTAACAATCATTTTTTTTGATGAATACAAATCAAAAATAAATTATAATTCAGATAAAATACGTTTATGGAAATACGATACCAATGCTTCCCATCTATAATTTGTTAGAATATTCTCTCTCGCACATTTACCATGTTCTAACACAAGATCAGGATCATTAAAATACTTCCAAAAAGCATTTGCATAATCTTTAGGTGCAGTTATTTCAGCTTTACCTCCAATACCCTTTGATTTATTATCTAAATAAATACTTGTTACTGGTTCAATTAATATTGAATTAGTTTCATCTAAAAATTCTTTCATACCGCCAACATTTGCAGATACTTGTGCTTTTCCAAGAGCAGCACATTCAAATCCACATAAACCATATCCTTCACCATCTGCACTATTCAATCCAACATCACACGAATTGTATAAAATATTTATTTCTCTATCAGATAGTTGTTGTGGCATTGATATAGTCTGTATTGTATTTTTAGCATATTCTATTGGTATATCTCTAAATTTACATTCATTTTCTAATATATCCATTAAATCCCAATATCCATTTACCTGTGTGCCAATAATCAATTTTATAGGACGTGACGTATTAGGGTCATTATTATCACCATCTTTATTTAATATGTAATGTTTTTCAACAAATTCTATCCACGCTATCATTGTTATATCCCATCTTTTTCTTGGTTGATTTCTATTTAAATTCAAAACCATAAATGCATCTTCATCAAATCCATAAAATATTCTACTAATTTGTTTATCAACTGGATAATACAGTTTTTCATCAAAACCATGTGGAAAACAATAAATTGGTATATCGTTTTTAATACCTAATTTTCTTGCAATATTTTCCCAATATGGTGTGAATGCGATAACTGCATCATAATATTTATTTAACAATTCAATATACTCTTTTTTTTGATACGGATACACTTGATCCATATATGAAACAAGTTTGAAGTTTTTCTTCTCACTCCAACAATCTCTTACTAAATTTGCAGTAATGGCGGATGTTATAACATTATCATTAAAAACTATAACAATATCTTGAGGGTTTTTCTTCAAAAAACCTGCAATTTCCAGTTCACCAAATCCATTTCTCTTAGGATCTTCTTGTTTATATGCATCGTGAATATTTACTGATTTAGGAATATCATTTCGAATATTTTGTCCATTTGTTTTTACAAAATTCTGAAATCCATAAACAGTTAGTTCTATATCTAACTTTTCACCAAGATATTTTGAAATGTAATATACTACCTTGGAATAACCATTGCTTGCGGCAATTGGATATGTTCCACATAACATTATTCTTTTCTTTCCATTTTTTGAAGGTGTCCACCATTTACCATTGATAATGTTTTCAAGTGAAAATTGTAAATCCGGAATAGGTTCATAATAATTATTGTTCACACAATCAAAAGAATTATTCAAAATATTTTCCATTAAATAGATATTGGAGTTTTATCTTTATATTTATTTGTTAATCTGTTTTTCATATGATTTGAAATATCAACAAATCCTTTCAATATAAGAAAATCGAAACTTTCAATATCGAATACAAATTCGAAGTTATTATCGATTATTTTATAATCAAATGAACCATTCGATAAATCATTACAGTATAAAACACTTTTACTATTTTTATTGTAAAAAATGTTTATAGCATAACTATATGAAATAATTATAGTTCTTATCACATATTTAAGAAAACCTATTTTTTCATAATTAGGAATAATATTCATCTTATTTTTTTTGGTTTCGGATATATTTATATATATTTTATTATCATCTGCAACTTCTGTAAAACAATTATCTACACTATATTGAAACGATATTACACCGTCTACATATGACCTTTTATTGATTATTACAGGTTCGAATATTAAAGGACATGACATAGAAGCTCTCATTGCTTCTAATACACTTACATTTGGTGTATTTTCAAAGGAGAATGAAACAGGTTTTTTAGTATCAATACATGAACATGATACATAAACAAATACACCCAACTTTTTTGTTAATTCTAAAAAAGATATATCATCTATATCAAATTGAGTTTTTAAAAAATCTTTTATTATATTTACCAAAAAGTCAAGGTTGAATAACCCTTTTTTTTCAAATAAACTGTTCAGATTTGAAAATGAAAGGTTGATATTAAATTTGTCCTTTTCAATTAATATTTTTAATAATCGTTCTTCGAGGTAATCCACTGGTATTCTCAATGCAATTGCTACTGCAAAAAATGCTCCTATTGAAGTTCCTGATATATACTTGATGTTTTCTATCATTTTTTCAATATACATATATCGCATTACACCAATATAGTATATTCCTTTCATACCTCCTGGACCCAATATTAAGTGTGTTATATTTTGCATTGATATGTTTATACATTAATATCTTATATATCTCGTAAATATGGTTCAAGGATATACACCGTTTTTTTCATACCGATACTTATTGCAATTTCAGTTATCTGATCACAAATAAATATAATTAATAAACCAACTAACATATATAATCCAATATTTATCATATTTTTCATGAAAACATCTTCTGTTGAAGGTTTTTTCTCAGTTATTTCTACACATTTTGGTTCTATCGATTTTTGTTGTTCTTGTGAAGGAGATAATTTAACTTCCTCTTCCGATTTTTCTTTATATGAAAAATTATTATTATTAAAATCATTTATACTCAGATATTTCTCAATTTCTTCATCATAATAAGGTTCTATTTCTTTAATTATATCACGTTTATTTGTTTCAATTTCATGCATTGATTTTTCCGACGAAGTTTCGTTTTTCTCAATCTTTTCTATTCTTTCGGTTTTAGGATAGGAAATTTCATCATCTTCTTCAACCTTATTTTTCTTCTTTTTGGGTTTTTTATCAAAAGAATCAATACTATAAGCCTCTTTTAATGTACTATAATTCATATTACTTCTAATATACATATTGGAAAAGAAAATGTGAAAAGTATTTTTATACTTTCTTATAATAAAGAAGCATTATGAATTTGGATAATCATATTATCATTTTGAAAGGGTTATTAACAGGAGTTATAACCGGATATTTATTAGTATATGGACTTCGTCCTGCTGTACAATATCCGGATTTTATATTGGATTTTTTTGAGAATAAATGGGTTTTTCTCATTCTATTACTTGTAATATATTATACTACTATTTGGGATCTTAAGTTAGGTTTATTATTATTTTTAAGTGCTATTGCACTTATATTTGACTATGTAATTTTTACGAATACAGATACAAAACTACAAAATACAAATAATGATATTGAAAATGATTATCCAAGATTCATATAAAATATAATAATATTATAGATGATACCTGATATAGATCCTTTATTTTCTTTAGTTTTCATTTTATTTCAGGTTGGTAACAGATATCTAAAAATTAATATTACAAAAGCTCAGGAAGAAATTTTAAAACATCCTTTCATGCAAATTATGATGTATTTTTCAATTATTTACTATTCTACAAAAAATATAACATTATCATTCTTTATATCAATCATCACATTACTGTTATATAACATTCTACTTAATGAAAACAGTCAATACAATTTGTTATCAGAAAAATGGTTAAATGAAAAACAAATTCTCAAAAAACCTTTAAAACTTTATAAAGATGTTTATAAAAGTAATATGCAAAATTTACATATTGATTAATGTGTTAGAACTTGTTTTTTTTATATTGATATTAATAAATGGTATCTTATTTGAAACTTCGAGTTGGAAAAACAAATAAATTTCCCAGAATTATTCCCAAAATTAAAAAAAAGAAATATCAAAAACGAACGAAAAAAATAATGAAATCTCAGAAAAAATTATTTATTTTTAAGAAAAAAATGATTATTGAATAACTCCAACTTCGTTATGAAGTTCTCACAAAATATTCTAAAAGATATATTTTTTAACAATACAAATAAAAGTATAAAAATTGTTTTCAATGATTATATTATGCCGGGTTCTTTTGTAGAATTTACAAAATGTCTCCGTAAAAACAACTCTATAAAACAACTATATCTTATTAATTCAAATATGTCAAATAGTGATGCATCAGCTTTATCAAATGCTCTCATTGTAAATAAATCTTTGATCTCCATCAAACTTTCAAAGACACCACTTAATGATTTTTGTGCAGGTTCCATTGCTCAAGTTATTCAGAAAAACAATACATTACAAAAAATTGATATCAGTAAATGTGTAATTAGTGAAAGAGCAGCAATTGCAATTGGATTTGCTCTTATAGACAATAATACTCTCACCAACATAAAAATATCTACTTTACAAAATAACAAAAAAATGTATCACAACCTTATCAGAACTAATTCATGGTCTTTTTGGGAATCTAATAAAATGAATTGATACATTACATAGACCTAAATACCATCTTTTTTTTACTTTGTATTGTATTGCCTATAGTTCTTACTACATTATCATGATTACTTTGTTCCTGTGTATAATATTTTAATTTAGGGTCAACTATACATCTTCCTGAACCTGGTATGAGTATTTGTCCAGGAGGACATTTTTTTGTTTTTGATATATTGATGCATTTACCATCTATTTCCATTTGATCCCATGCACATCTTACTTTTTTTGGTACCTTCTTTTTAATACATCTGGTACCAGCTGCATTGAGTTCTTTACCTTCAGGGCATTCTAAAGGAGCTTTTGGTACCTTCTTTTTAATACATCTGGTACCAGCTGCATTGAGTTCTTTACCTTCAGGGCATTCTAAAGGAGCTTTTGGTACTTTCTTTTTAATACATCTGGTACCATCTGCGTCATGACCATCTACACATTCATTTTCAATATCATGTAAATTTTGCGATTTTGGTTTTTTAACTCCTTTAACAAAACATGAATTTATATACTCTGTAATGTTATTTGAAGCATTATTTTCCAAAACTTTGTTGATTTCTTTACTGATCTTTTTGATAATTTTCATTTGAGATTTTATTTTAAGTTGCATTTCTTTCAATTCTTTTTTATCCATTAAATCTTTGATACTGTCTTCAAATTCTGTTAATTTAGATTCTTCTAATTTCAATTTGTCATTCAATTTATCAACCAATTGGTTATTATTATCAACATTTGGTTTGATCATAATATCTGTAATAACAGGGTATGCAAAATGACTCATATCATTTGTCCTATCAATATAACTAACTAATCCACTTGTTTTATTTAGAAAATCAATTGCACCTTCATTTGTAAAAACTCCATTTTCCATACAATATTTGTTACGAAATGCTTCAAAATCTTCAGAAAATTCGTCATTAGAACTCAATAATAAATTAAGTATTTTTACAACACTCATTGGATCTTCTGTGATAGGTGTTGCACTCATCAAAATTAATTTCAAAGGTATATGTGATGAATCATTTGCAGCTAATTCATATGAATGTTGCACCATATTCTTAAGAATGGTTGGATTCGGTTTTTCTAATGTAGATAATGTATTACTATATATTTTATGAATTTCATCAATAATAATTAAGGTTTTTCTAAAAGGATCTTTTTTACCATTGCGATTAACGATTTCTTGATACAATTTATTTTTTCCAGCAATCATATTTGTAAATTGTTTATATGAAATTGGTTGCATCCAATTATCGCCAACCATTTTCATTCTTTCAGCTTTAGTAGTAGGTATTGTTTGACCTTTTCTGACTTTTTCTTGAATAATTACATTACAAACACTGTCAAACATGTTTTTCCAAATATCTTGTTTCAAAGTATGTCTTGTTACCCATAATATAGTATAACCTTGTTTATCAAATGTAGAAGTTGCGGTTGCAATTGCGGTGCAAGTTTTTCCAGAACCAACACTATGATATAAAAACATACCATTATAAGGCGAAGCAGGAGTTAAAAAATCTTTAACAAAATTTTGCGTATTAGTAAATTTGATTAGTTTAGATTCCTTTTTACTCTTATCTTCAATACATAAGTTCTTAATTTCCATTTCCTCCCATTTGTAAGAATCGTAATGTTTTGCAACATATTCTTGCATTTCTAAATATGGTAATTTGTTTTTAGGAGGAATAGGTTTATACACGGGTGTTTTCGTTTTGATATCTTTATACTTATCAATAAAATCTTGAATAACTTCAATATTATGTTCGTGAATAGAATATGTTCTTTTGTAAAACTCATAAAGCTCGTAAAACTTTTTGCCATAAATTTTGAAAAAGTTTATAGGACTTGACCATAACATATTAATGATATTACAATATTCGGGAATTTTATCAATATATTGGCACAACTGTGCTTTTGGAAATTTATTAATTAAAGGTTTGACTAATTCTTTTTTACCAACCCATATTGCTGATATCAATAAAAGACCAGTATGTGTTTTTTCTAATTTTCCAACACATCTTAATTTACAATCAATTCTATCATCATTTGTATATATCTTACCCCGGATATTGTCAACAATTTTTATTCTGTCTGGACGTTTTGGTGATTTATTTTTTTCAATTTCATTGAGTCTGTTTGTTTGAAGTAAAGTCATAATATTATAAAATCGATTATTTGACAGATTTGAATGAATGTTTGTTGTTAATGATAAATCTGCTGCACTTGTTATAAGAAGTTCTTCAATATCAGCAACAAAATTCAAACTACTAATATTATTATTACAATGTTTCAAATATAGTTCATGTACATTGGTATCATTATCATACATCATATTGTATCTATATACATTCAATGGCCATCCTTTATTCGGTAAAAAATGAAGACCTGCTTGTCCGCAAAATCTCGTGCCTCTTCCAACAACTTGTGTCTGTTCTGCTTTTGTAATAAGAGGTTCTAATAAATGAACATATTTAACATCAAATACGTCGATACCCTCTTTAAATCCAGAATCAATAACCAAAAATCGTATGTTATCACCATATATATTATCAGGTCTTTCATTCATAGTATAAATAAGTTTCTTTTTCAACCCAACTGTCAATGGTTTTTTATAAACAGTTGATGTAGTTAATAAAGCAAATGTATTAGAAGATTTATTTACAATTTTATAATTATTATTATACGCTAATTTAAACCCATTGGATAAAAGAACAGAAGAAATCATTTTTGCACCATAAACACCTGCAACATCACTGTAAATAATATGTTTAAAAAGTTTATTATTTTCATCAAGATCTTTTTTATCAAGTTCTTCAATTTTTTTTATTAATTCATTCATTTTAGGTGATAATATCGGTAATCTATTGAGAACTTTTGTAGGATTAAAACTTGGTGAATCAAATTTATATTCGGCTTTTACGTTTCCCCATGAACTATTATTTCTAATGCATATTGCATTTTTGTT